GGTGACTGTTTGATTTTGTTCTTCTTGTGCAGCAAACAGTAACTGCTCGTGGTTGTTGTTAAGGTCAGCTGCCTTGACTGATGACCCTGCCGTATATGTAGCCTTTGCACTATCTACGTCTGTATCACGAAAGATACGTATTGCTGAAGGGCTGCTTGGTATATTGCCTGATGTAAAAACTACATTACCACCACCTGTAGTAGTGTAGTTTGTTATATTGTAGTGAGTACCAGATGACTTTATTACTTCATCAACTTCTACTTTTACGTCAGACTCTTGTATAGAAGGGAAAGAAAACGACTTAGTAGCGTTCCCATCCCCAGTATAATCTATGAATGTTGTTGCCATTATTTATAAATTGATTGTAAGACTTTAATCTCGGATTGGAATGTTTCTTTAGTTTTAGTTAGTCGTTTTGCTTTCTTTGCTCTCTCTTCTTCTTTTATCTCAGCTACCTTTGGTTGCTCTGCACTAACTTGCTGCCATGCTAATTTTCTAGCAGCTTGGAATATAGCATCTATCTGTTTGTTATGATAGAAGTCCATAACCTCATACTCGGTTCTTTGCCCTGTAGAAATTAGTCTATTCATTTCTGCAATAGATTCTTGTATCTTAGGATCTTCTGCAAGTCTGTTTAGTCTGACTTCTAAGTTTTGATCGCCGATAGCTTTCTGAAATGCAGATCTAAGTCTAGGCTCATCTGTTAGGTTATCACCTTCTGGAGAGTATAGAACTGACAATCTCATGTCATAGCCACTGTTAAATAGTAAGCTTCTACCGGGACTTTGGCTTAGGTTAAACTGTATAGGACTAAACATGTTAAATGCTCTAGTCATAAAGTCATACGGCTTAATTGGCTGACCATTAAGTATATCATACTTGATTGGCAAGTCTTCGCCGGGTAAGCCTTCTGCGTATAAGTTTCTGTTTCTAAGAGAGTCAATTAAACCTGAGTTTAGTTCTCTCATGTATGGTGTAAATAGTTTACCAAGATCGTTACGTAGACCACCTAAAGGTATAGTGTTGTTCATCAAGTTAGCTGCTATTCTTGCAGGCTGTCCGGGTTTTGCACCAAACAAGTCTACAAACGATTGTAAGCCAGCAAGATAAGATTTACTTGTTACACCCTGAGCTAGTAGTAGAGATACCTTAAGTAAGTTGTCTTTTGTCCACTCTTCACCCATAAGTAAACTAGCGTCACCTATATCAGCTATCATAGACATAACTTGGTTAAATGGTTCAAACGAATCGTAGCCTACTTGTACCTCGCCTATTTTTATAGTTCTAGGTTTATAGCCTGCATCCATCCAAACATTACGCTTTTGTCTATCTATCGGGCCGTTACCTGTCAACTCTCCTGACATCCATTTTTGTACAGCCATAAATACTAGAGCAGAGCCCATCGCCAATCGACCACGTTGTAGTGCCTTAGCGTTAGCAAGTTCTCTAGCATTAGTAATACCAAACTTTGGCCCAAGCTCTGCAAAGGTTTCTGCTGTTGGTTTTGCAAATGCTATATCATTAAACTCTTTGACTAAGAAGTTAAAACCGGGTGTAAATTTAGCTGTAAGTTTTAGACCGTTTACACCTGTACGTGCAAATAAAAAGAAAGGTCTAGCCCAAGGATTCTGTTGAAACACTGCGTTTAGGTTTCTAGAAAAACCACTAAGGTCTTGAGTTAGTGTCACTTCTTTACGTGCAAACTTTGTGGCTTCGTCAACTATATTACCATTTGCATCGAATATATCACGATAGAAAAAGTCCTCAAAGTCTTTTACAAGAGGAGCATCAATCTCAGTATATGAAGTTAACTTACCAGCATCTTTTACATCAAATGCAGATAGTAATGCTTTCTCACGCATTTTAGCTCTACCTAGTATATACGCAAACGCATCGTCAGTAGCAGCCATAATCTTTGTAGAGTATCCTAAGAAACTTTTATCATTCAATGTGCGTGCCATATTAGCCATACGAAATGCAGCCTTGTCGCCGGGTGTAGCACGGCCACTATTCTCTGCCCATCTACGTAATACTTCCCAGTTTTGATCTCCAGCTGTATACTCAGAGAATCTAGTTTTAACAGTTGATATCTCGCCTGACCAGTAAGAGTTTAGTCTTGTCTTAAATAACTCAAACGACTCTGGTATAGCTTCCATCATAGCGTTCATAGATGCTAGCCCTGCACGTAAACCACGTACGTCTTTGGTAAATGGTAGTGACAACGCAGCACCTAAAGTTGTAGCCATAGGGCGTAAGAATGTATGTGTAGCTGTACCGATGATAGCTCTAGCTGGTGTTTTAGGGCCAGATAGTATACTGTGTGTCATTACACCTTGTAGTTCTCTGACAAGAGCACCTGTCTGTTGCTTACCTTCGATCTCACCACCTCGTATCATTTTACGAGCCCACTGGTCAAAGTCATCTAGATTGTTTACAGTTTTCATAGATGAAAAAGCTTCAAACAATGCCATAAGCATTTCGCCATTTGGGTCTGTTTCGACTGATATATCTAGTATAGACTGTATGGCCTCACGTGTGTCAGCCATTTCTTGTGACAATGTTTTCTCTAGATATCTACGTTTGCCTGCACCTAATTCTCTAAAGTTTTGTGACTTAATTATTCTAGCACGTTTAGCTTCTGTCAGTGCCACAAACATGGTGTCACGTATAGCTTCTAACGGGCCATCAGTATCAGCTAGGTTTACAAAGTCTTTTAGTTCTCTACCAGCAATACCTAAGTCACGTACTTGTTGTAAAAGTGTACCAACAACCATGTCAGTAACAACAACATACTTACTTGTTATTGTGTCAACTTTATCTATGACATTGCCATCTATATCTGTAATAGAGTATGTGTCAGTAGCTCTTAATATCTCTTCTAGATACTCTTCTGGAGACATATCAGCAGCATTTCTACCAGCTGTAATACGTTGATGTGCAGCTATAGAATCACCAAATGCTTCTACAAGTGTCTGCCTGTTTGTTTTAGCTTCTTCTATAAGCTCATTATATCTGTTATTACTATATAGTTTACGTAATACTTCGTCAACAACCTCTTCGCTAAGACCTGAGTTTTTAGCAGCACGCTCTCTTTGTACTGGTGTTATAACATTACCAGCTGCTCCTTCTTCAGAACCCCAGTCATTCTTTATTTTCTTCTGGTTTTCCCATACAATAAATGGGTCGTCCTGTGATAAAGTTGCACCCTGATGTGTACCAGCCATAGGTTTGTTTTTAGCAGCTCTAAAGCCAGACTCACCTTCTCGTAGTTCTTGTAAACCTTTTGCTAGTGTCTCTTCATCAACACTTCTAGCTCTATTTTCTATCATATCTTGCACTGACTTCTTACCTCTGCCAAGAGCCATAGCAGCTCCATCAAAGATAAGACCTATACCCATACCTTCTACGATGTTCTTCATCTTCATCATAATAGGATGGTCAGTCTCTTTTGTGCTAAGAGGTGTATCAATCCAACCATAGTGATCTCGCATCATACCTAATGCGTTTTCCGCATCAGATTCTTTAGATACTAGGTCAGATATAGCACCAATACCAGCTGCACGTACAAGACTAGGAGCACCTAGTAAAGCTTTTGCACCGGCTGCAATACCTAGAGGAGCACCAGCTGCGACTGCACCTTTTGCTGCTAGCACTGTTGCACCAGCCATAGTACCAAAGTGCACTGTGCCTCTTAACATTTTACCCCACCATGTCTTTGTGACAATAGGATTAGAGTAAGATTTGAACGGATCCCACTCTGGTTCATAGTATCCTTTTTCTTGACGCTCTTCTTGCATTTCGCCAGATAGAGCATCTGCTGTTCTTTCAGCAAATGTAGCTACAGACGTAGCCGTATCTTGAACACCACCAGTTAAGGCAGACTGTAACTCTTTTGCTACAGCCTTGAAACCCCAGCTACCTTCTCCACGAGGATCTGTTAACTCTTCAGCTTCGTTCTGAATAGCCTTCTCTTCTTCAATAGCCTGTTCCTGTATTTGTTCTTCCTGTTCGACGTTACCTTTGAGAGCATCAGTGGCTTGGTCAAACAAGTCTTTGTCTTTGTTTTCTTCTTCGTATATAGGCATTAGTCTATTTCAGTTAGATAATAAGTGTTCATTAATCCTCTGGATATTGAGTTTGGCATAGAGAATGAGTCATACCCTAAACCACCAAAGTCAGTATCGTCAAAATCTATATTGACTGGTTCGATAGATTCGTATGCAGCTCCACCTGTAAAACTGCCCATACTAACTAACGAGTTTTCACCATATAGTATTTCGTTTTGATGAGCTCTAAGTAATAATTCTTGGTTTTTAGCATTAAATTCTGCATCAGCTGATAAGCCTGATCTTTCAAGAGCTTTAGTAAATGTTGATTTATTCCATTTATATTTACCAATCTGTATACCAGCACCGGTAAGTATACCAGACCTGTTACCTTTACTTGTAAATAACTCACCAACTTCTTTCATAGATTTAGTCTGTATTTGAAAGCTATCACTATAACTTCTACCAGTTCGATCTCTAAATGTGTTATGGTCTGCACCTTTTGCGGACATCTGATCTTTAAATATATTCATGTTATCACCACTGTATATCTCTTCGCTCATTATCTGGAGAAGATTTGATGGAGTAGGAAATTTATTTAATCTCTTCTGGTCACGCTCTGACATACCATCATCTGGAAACTTAACAAAATAAATATTGTCAGGATCAACTGTTTTGATGTCAATGCCAAGTGCTTCTATTCTTTGCTTCATTAACTTCAATGGATGTATACCAGTCTTTCTAGATAAATTTAGATAGAACTCAGGTATCTGTCCATTCTGTTTTTTCAAAGCTCTAACACCTAGAGGTAAAGCTGTTTCCTCACCGGGTAGATACATGTCACTACCAAGTGTATTACTGTATTCTTCGTCATCTTTGTTTAGACGATCAATAAGCTTGTCCTGTAGTAAGTATCTTTGAGGATCATCTTCGGGTTTACCGGGAGGTGGGTATACATCGTATGGCCCAGATTCTTGTTCCTTACCAGTTAATGTATTTATAGTTTTTATTTTTTGCTTAGGATCTGCATAGTTTGCCTTTATTTTAGCTATAGCTGCTCGATGAGCTTTACCAGAGTCATTTGTGGAAAGAAAGGCTAGTCTATATTCTTCTTGATAAGCTAGCTCCATGTTATTCATGGTTTCTATATTTTCAAGAGTAGCTACATCTGGATCTTGTACAATAACATTACCTTTTGAGTCAGTTTTCGTATTTACTAAGGCATTAAACGTCTTTCTTGCATTTCCTAGATTTTCTGAACTAGGTACAAATCCATTAATTAAGTCTTCAGCTTCCTTCTTAACTCTTTTTCTGATACCACCGTCTTGTATAGCAGCAAGTCTACCAGCTAAATCACCAGAGTCAATCTTACCATCAGCTGCATCAAGCAGTAGAAATCTAGCTTCTTCTTCATCATCGTAGTCACCGGGGACATAGTAGTCAGCAAGTTTCTTTAGCTTCTGATCTGTAACAGGTAGTCCTAGATCTTTGGCTATCTTATGTAAATCTTTTGTAACCATGTCTCGAGTCAAGACAACATCACTTGGTAGATTCTTATAACCTTCGATAGCTGAGTTAACAGCAGTAGTAGCCTTGTTAGTAATCTCTAGCTCTTGTTTTTCAATGTCTTTCTTTTGAGATCTCATAATGAGTTCTCCAAGTTTGTTATCTAGAAGAGTAGCAGCCGGAGTATTGACACCAGCTAGGTTTGTTTTCTTACCATCTGGTTTTGAGTCACTTGTAGTACCTCTTTGAGTAAAGTATGTGTCTCTAATTAGCTGTAGCTCTGTAGTGCCTATGTAACCTTGTTCAAATGCTTTGTCAAGTCTGTCACCTAATCTAGCATATGCAAAGTTCATATCCTTCTTACCACCCGGAGCTGAGTGTGCTAGCCTTGTAAGTAGTCCAGAGTTAGGATCATCGGCAGTACCAAATAAATACTCTGATGCCATTTCTGGATTGTTGACCAACATGTCAGATAAGTTAAGTATCTCTTTTACTTCACCTAACTTTAGCTCTTCTTCTATCTTACGGTTTAGACCTTTAGTGCTGATGCTAGTAATATTCTTACGTAGATCATCAAGCATCTTATTCTTGTGTCTACCTTTTAGAGTGCTCATAGCACCTGATTGCATCAAGCCACTACGACCCCAAAAATATAATCCTTCTTCCGCTAAACCTGTATCACCATCAGCCATAAGCTGATTGTAAGTTCTGCCGTTAGCACCCGGAACCATAGCATTACTAAGAGGAGTATTAAGATTCTGAGCTACGAAGTTGCTAGTCCAGTTTACAGTCTTTTTAGCTGTAGCTGCTGAGTTTTCATCGTATGTAGGTATGTTGCTAACAGTAACAGCATCAAGAGTTTCAGCTGCCTGATTCTTACTTTCTGGAGCTGCATTGTTCTTTTCTATTTCCTGTGCAGCTACAGAAGCACCCTCAACTTTTACTTGGTTTACTTGTTTATTTAGTTCTTTAGTGGCCTCAGCGTTTGCTTTTGCATCTTTATCTTCATTCTCTGGAGTCACAGTCTCTGGCTTTGCACCCTCTATGACATTACCATCAGAGTCGTAGACTTTACCATCTTCGCCTACATATCTACCTTTTTTCTGCTCCTCTCTCAAGGACTTAGTATCATTCCAAGCATCTAGCTTTTTCTTAAACTCGACACCTTGACCTATAAGCTTACCAAACTTTTGAAAGTTACGAGATCTAGTCTCTGCATCTGCAATAGCATTTTGTTTTGCTCTTTCGTATGCAGCTGCATATATTTTGTCTGTTTCTGCTAGAGCTTGGTTTGCTACTTTAGAACCATCATAGCTGACTTCTGCAAAGTTGCTATCAGAATGGTTGAAACTAAACTGTTCAAACTCCATCAAGCAACCTCCCTAAACTCAACATCAATCTGGCTGTAATCTACAGCAAAAGTACCGTCACTGCTCTTTGATACTGCCTGTGGTTTCTTTAGTAAAACATCTTGTGCCATAACACCTATGTATTTTGTATCTTCATTATTATAGCTAAATTTATAAATATCATAGCCTTGAATAGATGTACCTATCTTTTTAATATCTTCTTTTAATCTTACGTCACTAGGTAAAAAGGGTGATACAACACTCATACCAAAGCTTATACTGTTCATTAACTGACCAGCTCTGTCTTTTGGTGGTAACATAGTAGGTGGCCCAAACTGTGGATCAAATCCAAGTTGTGTACGATTACTACGTAGTTGCTCTGATAAACCTCTTGTTATTTTAGTCTGAGCTTTCGCTTCTCCAACAGTTGCTAGAGCATACTGTTTTCTGTCAACTTCAGCTAGCTTGTTATAAAACTCTGCTTTCTGTCTTCTTCCAAAAGCTCTTGATCTACCACCTTCATTTACAGCTGCCTGAGCATAATACTTCTGTGCTGCTTGTTGCTTGTCTAGTAGACCTTTACCTTGCTCACTAAGAGCGAAGGCAGTAAAGTCAGATTGAGAGCGAGATGCTCCTAGTCCAAGAATGTTGTTTATATTATCCTTGAAGTCAACCTCTTTATTCCATTGTTTGATACCGTCAGAGTAGTATTTTAGTATCCGCTTGTTGTTTTCTTGTCTAGCGGCTTCTCTTCTTCCGGCGTTAGGATCTGGTGCACACACGGCAAAATTCTATAAATTGTATATTGTTCGGCCCATGTTCAAACTTACGTAAGAACTTGAAACCTAAAAATTGTAATAGTTTTAGATGTACGGTGTTACGAGAATCTACGATATTCCACAGTAATTTTTCGTTACGTTGCTCAAGCCAGCGTTTAGCTTCTCTTGCAAACGTAATTGGGTATTCGTGTATAGCTGGAGTGCATAGCATCCAGACTTCTCCAGTCGGCCCAACCCCGGCCATGCCAGCAGTCTTGCCGTTAGGCACTGTGAAATACACGCACAAGCCCGTTCTAGCCGCTCGTAGCAGCTCTTCCGTAGCATCTAGCCCATGACCTTCTTCGACCTCTCTGCGGTCATCTGGACGTAGATTAGAGGCCACCTCTCTGGCAGCCTCCTCTGTAATTGGGTGTATGTATTGGTCTAATTTAGACACGTCTGTAAAATTTGGGTGAGAAATCACCTTCCCAAGACATAGCTCGTAGCGTAGCTGGGGCAGGGTGAGTTGATTTAAGTGTAATATCTACGTTTTTATTTTTTTCGTAGACTGGGACAGTTTTGATAAACTCTTCGAGATATGGTGCATCAGATGCGTCGTACTCGTCAAGCTCTGTGGATTCGTATACTTCTGTGTAGTCGTTTTTACCGACTCGTTCAAGTGTTGTTTCATAAAGACCTATCTTACCGAAGTGAAGTTTGATTCTATGTATAACAAGAGATGAGTTTACATCTGCACTTACCCCTTGCCCTTGAGTTCTAGTTACAAATAGTGTAGGAAACTTTACACTATAATCATATATGTAACCTATGTGGTAAGTATCTGTCCACTTTCCCGGTACTGTAAGAGTTGTACCGTTGATAGTAGGTTTTGCATACCTACCTACACGCACAGAATTAGCATTGCTGTCTACAATAGCTAATGTATAGTTTGGAGTTGTTACTGAAGATAACCAGCTAACACCAGTAAAGGTAGTTATATTCGTAGTTGAGTTAAAGCTACCACCGCTAAGAGTAGTATGATTATCCAAGTGAAGTAAGAAGTCGACATTATCTTGTAAAATAAATGGATCAGATTCTTGCTGTACTAATCTTACGCTTTGTAAAAAATTATCAGTATCTAAAAAATAGTACTCATCATTTATAACAAAGTGATATAGTAATGGGTTATTGAACTTCCATTTAAACCATGATGACTGCTGCCGTTTATCTCCTACGTTAACATATCTAAATCCTATAACTTCATCAGAGTTAGTCTTACCTATAAGAACCATATCGTTTTCTCTAGATACAGTAAGTAAGTCAACCTCTTTCGGTATTAGTGTAGGTACAACTCTACTTTGTTCTACAACATTTGGTTCTGCTTCTCTAGCTACGTTAGCCATTTCATTGAATCGACTAAATTTACCAGAGTTATCAAGATAAGCTATAGTTGTACCAAGTGATATAGGAGGTATAGTTATATTGTAATTATTAGTTGCAAGACTACGTAGCTTTGCAGTGTCAGGGTTAAAAACTGTATCGTCAGATGATAACAAGAATTGTTGGTTGGAGCTGAATACTACTAGCCCTGTGTTTATATCTATACCATCAAATAGTTCTGATGGAAAGGTAGAAGAACATGCTATATCTACGGGGTCGTTCGCACTAACTGTTAAAGCAGTCTGAGCAAAGAAGTCAGGTTCTCCAAGTGTACCAGCTTGTGATAGTACTACATTTTCTCCAGATAAAAAAGCTAGCCTGTTTCTAAAGAATAGTACTTTATTAATACGTTTATTATGAAACGACGGTAGAGGGTTAGTCTCTTCGTCACCTACAGCCCTGTCAGCGTACGTAAATTGTTTGATAGTAAATGTAGCTATCTCACTGGATGTACCTTGATTTGACAGTGCTGTTCTTTGTATGACCAAAGGCATGTTTGTCAGGGTCTTAGGTATACCGGGCTTGGCACATTCTGACCATGAGCCTGTACCGTCTTGATCGTTCTGACCCTCAAATCTTAGGTAGTAATCGTCTTCTTCTGATATTCTAGCGTTTGCTATCTTTACTATATACCCATGTTTACACTGTTTTGGTAGTAATGTAACATCGTTTACTGATGTACCCATACTACGCATCAAGTCATCTTCTACTATCTCAACATTAAATGAGCTAGAGCTGGACATGTATATACCATTACCAATGATAGTACCGTTGATACCGCTAGGTAACTCAGCTAGAATACCACCCAATACTTGGTCAGCACTCACAGCTGTATCAGCATCAAAAGGTGTAGGTTCTGGACGTACAAGTTTGAGATTAGCTTTTACTGTAACTGTCTCATGCTCTACTACTTCTATAGTATATGTAGCTGGTGATTCTCCTTTATTAGATCTACCATTATTACCGCCAGATGTACCAGTAATAGTACGACCCTTTGCAGAATCCATAGTAACTGTTGTTGTATCACCTGTAGTCCAGCCTTCTCCACCATGTAATAATATTATACTTCTATTATATGCACATGCAAAGTCCTCTGGATCGTTACCGTCACCGCCGATACTACCTTGTTGTCCACGTATATCAAGTTTGAATATAAGATTCTTTTTAGAACCACTATCTACACTGAATGTTTGTATACCTATACCTCTACATTGACCTGTACCCTCGCTTTCATCAAGTGTATCAGACTGTATTTTGATACGTGTAGCTCTTGTAAAACTGGTAGTACTGTTATTATTGTAGAGATTCATTCCGTACTGTCTACCATTTTCGGTACGTGTAATCTCAACAAATGCAAAATGACTATCAGGATTATCTTGTGTTGTACCTGTAGTGCCTATTAGAGTATTAGCATTAGTAGCATCCCTACTTGACACAAATGTAGTATCATTGATAGTGAGGAACTGTATGTTTTCTGCATTACTTGTTGCTAGATAGTTTTGTATAGCTGTCTGGCCACCTGTTCCATAGACTATGGTTTGAGCTGCACCAGCATTATCGCCGTCAGCTTTCCACATTCTAAGCTGGCCATCAGCTGCAACTTGTCCTATGTAAGATCCTTCATCTTCATCTCTATGATAATGAAACCACGAACCACCACTCTGGACATTTGCTAGAGGCGTAGTGCCTACTCTTTTTGCACCCGGTCTTTTATATAGACCACGTGTTATATCTGGTATCGCATTTACGACATCCTCTACCTGACCCGGAAACTTTAGTTGATCTGGCTGTTCTGATATACCGCCGATAAAGTTTGGGATGGTTTGTGTTATTGCTGCCATTATCTTCTTAGATTTCTGAATGGTTGATAAGTTTGATATGCTGTATCGTCTTCAAATCCAAACATACTGTGATCGCCTTGATTACACTCGTATTCCATAAGTGATGCTCTGGCTAAAGACTCTTGACCTTGTAATAATTTTACTAGGTTTGGATTAGCAACGAGTTGTGTAGCTGCCTGTCTGGATGCTCTGTATGTTATGTATCTTCTAAAGACAATAGGTAAGTCTTCAAAGTTATAAAGTCTAACAATGTCAAGATCTAGGTCAGCTGTAAATACATCTGTATGATCTTGCTTGTCATATAAAAATCCATTACGACGTACAAGGTTGCTAGTACGACGAGCTTGGTTATCGTGTAAGTCCATAGACAATATATCGTTACCAATGGCTATCTTACCATTAGCGTCTATTGCAAACTTTACATGCTTTTCTGTGTTAAAATGCCACCCTTCTGCCTGCGTGTCTACGTTAGCATCACGGAGTAGATTGAATATAAATGATATTTCTGGGTTGTCAAAGTTAAGTGTTGTTATTGGTGCTTGACCTATAGCCCCCAGTATATTGTTTACTGCGGACAATTCTGTGTCGATGTCAATAGTTGTGGAAGCCATATAAAAAAGGGGGAGCCGAAGCTCCCGTATAAATTACTCAAAAGTTGTTGTAGAGTTAGATACCGCAGCTCCAGCAATAAGCTCAACAGCAGCAGCTGGATTCAATGAATCAGCTCCCATTGCGAGTCTACCTAGAATTACGTCACCTTGGTATACAACTGAGATGTCTCCAGAAGTTACCTGTACTTGTGGGCCGATTGCCTCTACACAAGCAGCAGCTTCTTTCTGGAAGATTAGGCCACAGCTGTTATTAAAGTTGTCACTGTTACCGTATGTGTTAACAGTCTTTGTTGCAGATGTGCCAGCTCTTTCGTCTGCTATTGCCTCTCCAACGAAGTCACCTGTGTTTGTAGGTGCAGCTACGCCGGGGTTTGTTGCAGATGCAGAACCACCTAGATTTGTACCAAACTTACCGAAGAAAGGAATATTCATTGACTTGTAGATGGTGATACCAGCTATTTCAATGATGCCGTTTCCTGACTGGATAGCATCTCCTCTCTCGTTACGGTTGATTAAGCCGTTTGATTCTACGTTCTGGATAAGTTCGTAGTACTGTCTTGGGTTTAACACAGCTACTCTACCTTCACCAGAAACTCCCTTCTCGTCTAGTGCAGCAGCTGCATCATAGAAAGCGTTGATTAGGAAGCCTGAGTTGTAAGCGTCAGAAGCTTGTGCGTTTGTACCTACACGGATCTGTGTTCCACCGGGCTCTACAAAGTTAGACTTTGTGATTGGGTGTGCAGTACGTGCAGCTTTTGTTATTGCTCTGAAGATCTTTCTGTCGTACTTCTCAGCTAGTGCATAGCCAATCTTACGAGAGATTTCACCACGTAGGTCGTAGTGAGAAAGTGTCTCATCGAGCTCATAGACAAATGCACTGGAGATCAATAGATCGTCAACAGTCACTGTCTTTTCAGCTACTGGAGGTGCTCCATCGGAGTTACCTAGTATGCTGTTGCCGGGTGTGTGATACTCGGCTGTTGTTCTACCAGTGTAGATAAACTGGATTGACTTACCGTTCTGAAGTGTTCTCTTCATAACTAGGTCACGTGCTATCGTGTTCCTTTGGAAGCCTTTGAACATTTCCCCGGAAAACAATTTAAGGTATAGTGCCCTCTTATCTCCGGAACCATTTGACTGACCTAAATTAGTTAGTGATGTGGTCAGTGTACTATTTTGTTGTGCCATTTCTAAGAATGATATTGGTTTACGTTTCTCAGATCTGAAATTTTTTTGGCCATTTTTGTGGTCTATCCCACCGTCTAGACGGCTCAAGGTATCCAGCGTACTGGGCTCTCGCCAATAGAGATGGGAGGACTTGAACCTCCCTGT